TCATACTAGGAGTAATGCTTATTTTAGATTGTATTTCCTGTGAATTGCCATTTACAATATGTCTGTATTCATCTACTTCAACCGTATTTTTATTAGTGTAAAAGTTGTTTAAATGAAATATGTATCCAACAGTGTCGATTCCTCTGCGTCCAGCACGACCAGCCATTTGCGTATATTCGTGTGGAAATAAACATCGATAGCCACTTTGTGTGTATTTTTTAAGAGCAGTAAATACTACACTTCTGGTAGGCATATTAATTCCAACCGCAAATGTTTCAGTGGCAAATAGTAATCTTACATACCCTTTTTTAAATAACAATTCGATCATTTCTCTGAAGATGGGAGTAACACCTGAATGATGGACTGCGATCCCCTTTTCCAACATACTTACCAATTCAACATATTCTTTTAAGTTAATATATTCCTTCCAGTTGGATAACTTTTTTATTAAAATTTCCTTACATTCTTTTCTAATAATAGATGCCATGTTTTCATTGTTTTCAAACAAAGGAATGGTTATTTTCTTAGCATAATCATAACATTGCTTTCTTGAAAATACAAACACTATGCCGGGTAGTAAATCATGTGTTTTTAAATATTCAACCATATTATTCATTATGAAATGTTTATTTACCTTAACATTTTTATATTGAAATAGTGCGTCATCCACCTTTTTAATAGTATGAACTGCATCGTCGTTAAATGCACTGTCTTGCTTTAAAATAATTGGCTTGTTTACTGCGCCTTCTATTAATTTTAAGGTATTGTCTTTTAGTTTCTTTTTTGCGTTTTCTGGTATAGCATAGTATACATGATGGATTAAAGGAACTACGCGTTTTTTATTACTGCATAAATACACCGGTTTTTTATTTGATTGATGTAGTAGATTACACAATTTTTCTGGATTTTGAATAGTAGCCGATAAACCCATGATTTGTGTTGTTTCCGGCAATAACATAATTGATTCTTCCCATACATGACCTCTGTCTACATCATTTATATAATGGATTTCATCATATATTACGCATGCTAGCTCGTTTTTAATATCCATTTCAAAATCCAATGTCATGTTTGTAGTTTCCGTGTTATTTTCTTTCATTTGAAACAAGTTATTTCTTAATATTTCAGTGGTCATTATTAGCACATCTGCGTCGGGGTTAAATTTGATGTCGCCAGTTAAAATACCAAATGTTATATCTGGAAATTTATGGGTGAAATCATTGAATTTTTCATTGCTTAGTGCTTTTAAAGGGGAACAATATATAACTTTTTTATTTAAACCAACAAAATGGTTAATAGCGTTTTCGGCGGGTAGTGTTTTGCCGCTACCTGTATGTGCTGTAATTAAAACATTTTTATCCGTTTTTATTCCTTTTATTGCCCATTTTTGAAAATCAGATAGTGGAAATGGATACTTATAAAATTCGCTTTGATATGCGTCATCATTAAATTGTGAATTGCAGATTTCGATCATTTTAAATATAGTGTATATGTGTTATAACTTAAATAGATTTATATATTTAAATTCAATTTATCATTTTAACAATACAACAATATTTACAATACTTTTGAAAATAATATAAAGATAATTAAAAGAATAATTTATAAATGTCAGCAAATAAAGGTAGTTTTGATACTGAACATCAATATGTGGGAAGGGTAAAGTGGTTTAATAATAAAAGTGGTTATGGATTTATTACATCGTGTGATGACAAAAATAAAGATGAAGATGTGTTTGTGCATCATAGTGGTGTAAATGTAAATGAAGAACAATATCGTTATTTGGTTCAAGGGGAGTATGTGGAGTTTAAGTTGGTGAGCACGCCGGAAGAAAGTAAATATCCTTACCAAGCATCTCATGTTACGGGTATGTGGGGGGGAAAGTTGATGTGTGAAACAATGAACGAGCGTCCTAAAAAGCAAAAGAAAAACAAAACACCGCGCGAACAAAAATACACTGCTTCGCAACCTTCTCAATAAAGTGTGTGTTCGATTTAAATATATAATAAATTGATTTAAATAATTCTATTTATTATACAAATAGGCAAATATAAAATGAGTAAGGAAGTTGAAAAAACACCAGATACTATTGAAGATGAGTTTACGGAGATTTTGGCGTCATTAAATGGATTAAAACTACATTTTTCGTCGGTTATTAATCAAATTAAGGGTCTTGAAAAATCCGTAAAAAAACAACTAAAGCAACAGAGACGCGAGATGGATAAAAATGAAAAAAAGATGAAAAAGAAAAAAAGAAAATCACAGTCAAGCCTTGCGATCCCAATTGATGTATCCGAAAAACTTAGTAGTTTTATGGGTTTAAAAGAAGGACAAAAAGTAGCTAGAATGGAGGTGACTAAATATATTATGGATTATATAAAAACAAATAATTTGCAAAATCCTAATAATAATCAGTGTATAGTTCCGGATGTAAAATTAAATACATTATTTCAACACGACACTGAAACATTGACTTATTTCAACATGCAAAAACAGATACACAAACATTTTACAACTACCTATAAATAACACGCTGATTATCCTATCTATAACAATTAACAATTAACAACTATAATTATTTAGATTTTTCATTAGGAATAATTTCCTTTATTTTTTGCTGTATTTGATTTATAATTGGTTTGCAGTCGTAATATGTTCCAACATATATTCCTGATGTAAACCCCATGATAAATTTCCACATTATAATATATTTATATATTATATTATGTTATTAGATAACGAAAATTTAAAATATAAATACAATGAAAAGGTATTTGGATTAGTTGTTGCTTATATCGTTGCGTTGTCAATTGTAACTGGATTGTATTTGTCTGGTGCGAATAAATCAATTATTATAAGCGCTGTAGTAGCATTTATGTTTAGTGACCCTTTATCTCATTTATATGCGTTTTACATATCTAAAAAAATGGAAAATTTAGATTGGAACGCGTTTATATTACAAATTATAATTCACTTTTCTATTATTTTATTTTTAATAATATCTAAAACGGTCAAAATGGCATTGGTTTTAAGTTACCTATCATTTTTTTTATGTTCTGGATTTATATTAAGTTATTATAATTTTTCACTGCATGAAAATATGTTTGTAGTATTGGGATTGTTGTTAGTAGTAGGGTTTACCTTGTTTATGGAAAGAGGTTCTAATAAAGTTCTTAAGATGTTAAAATATATATAAATGATACACATTTGTAAATAATAATTAAAAATGTAATAAAAATATTATGTTTTTTTATATATGGCGTCTGTTGATTTATATTTAAAATTGTTACATGAAGAAAATGTTTTAAAAAAAAGATTAAGCGACAATAAAGAACAGCAAGATAAAATATCTAAAGAAGTTTGGAAAGATTGTAAACACGAATGGGAGAGATGTTCTGATTATGATGATTTATGTAGTTTTGTATGTAAAAAATGCACTTTATATAACAACCCGTATTTTTATACTTAATGCCAACTTAATAATACAAAGTTATATTACTTGTAGCTTTTTAAAATCACCCCCTCCTAATCCAAATTTTTGCATTAATTTGTCTTTGTCTATATTATTTATAACTTCACAATCGTGCTGTGCTTGAAGACGGTGCAAAGCACAAAACCGTTTATTACATTTACACGTTACTGTAGCGAGATTTAAAGCTTTTTTACATCCTTTAAAACAACAACGATCTCTCCCTTTTTTCTTTTTTGATTTCTTTACCTTTTTCTCTTTTTTGTCAACATCCTTAATAATTGCAGATTGTGCGTTTTCGATTGATGACATAGTGTTTGTTTTAATGTTTTCTGTGTCTAAATTATTCATATGTTTTATTACATTATTAATAATGTATTATAACATATCAATTTAAATGATTACTTAAAATTAATGGAAATATTAAAATTGACAAAACTTTTGTACCAAATAAAAGCCAACGAACTTCTCCAACAATTGTATGCTACAAACCTGCTAACAATTGCCATCAACGATACCATGTTTTCAACTGTTACTAAAAATGACAAATTATACGAATTCTTTCTAGATGTATTGCGTATGCCCTACTATAAAAATAAAGCAGCTGAGTCTGGTGCGGCCCATAACGAGTGTAAGCACGAGAATGTGATCGCAAACCTTTTGACTAAGCATGGGTTCTCTCGCGTAAATCGAAATAATACTTATTTTAAAACGACAACTTCTGTTTCCAAAAAAATTAATCCATTGATGTTTTGGGAAAGGCATTTGGATACAGAGTGGAATATTAACCTTGAAAATGATTCGTTTATCGAGCAACCGTTTGGTAAAAATGCAAACCCAGACTTTATCGTAAAGTGGAACGACGTCCTTATACCAATTGAAGCTAAATCATCTGAAACAACAACACATCCAACGTTTAATAGCTGTTTGCTTAAACGAAAATGTATATATATCTTTTGCTGCAAAAAGTATAACGCATCTACTATATACAGAGGATGTGATATTGTGTCTGAGGCCCAGCGTGACCTGTTCTCAAAGGTTAACGCAATCATTAAGAAAATATGTGACGAGGAAAACAAGAAAATACACGATGAGGATGATTTCGACAGGGGGCTTGAATTATACCATCGCCCTATGTATGTTCAGAAAACATCTAAAACAGGTGTCAGTACTGACTATTTTAAACACCCCAATAAAGAGAAGTCTGAAAGAAATACGTTAGAATGGATCAAATCTTTTATGTAACTTCAATATATTTCATACTAAATAAATGCATTCCATTAATTAAATTGAATATAAAATTATATTTTTATTAAATATTTAAACATACATATATCAAAACTATTATAATTACAAAAATGCTTCCTACAATAAATACAAAAATGAGATGGTTATATATGATGAATGTTAAAAGTTGCAGTAAGGCAATAAAAGGGGTTGATTGTAAATGTGCCGATAAATTGCGTAGAAATATTATACGTCTTCCAATAAATGAGTATGAAGAAAAACTATTTAATATGGAAGTAGAACGTAGTTATTTAAATTATTTAAATTGTCGCAATAAGGAAGATAAATAAATTACATGATATAAATATAATAATAGGTAAGTTGTTATACGACAGTGTTTATAGTTAATATAAAAAATGAATTAAAACTATTTTTTATATGGTATTTAAATACAATGACAACTCTATTTGATGTTAAAAATTATACGCTGTGTTCGGCAGAAAATTTACTTTCCGATCGCAATTTACAACAAAGCTATAAAAGACGATTGTACAATGAAATAAAGATTTTAAATAAAACTGATGATGAGGAAATAGGTATAATATCAAGTAAAATTAAGGTGTATTATTTAAATAGAGATGTTTGTAGCAAATATAAATCTGCATTAGTAATGCCGATGTTAAAGTATAATATAAATGTAATATTTCAATTTGGTAATGAATATCCGTTTATCCAACCAACTGTTTTATTGCAGCGAAAAGATACCGGTGAAACTATATATTACAAAAAAACTCTTTACTTTGCAAGTAAAACGATGTCTGATATATTGTTTGACCAATTTAATATTCGTTGTTTATGCTGTAAGTCTGTTACTTGTGGGGAACATTGGTCTCCAATTCATCATTTCGACTTTATTTTAAACGAAATAGATGAATTCTTTAAAATAAAAAGTAGAATTATTGAAAAATTACACGCTTTAAAAGTTAAACAAAGATACTTAATAGATGATATTAATATACAAGAATGGTTGTAAAAGGGAGAGATATTAAAATATAAAATTGATTAGAGTTTTTTATTGTAAATTGATTACAATATATTACTTGTATTATTATTATCAATATCAAAATGTTAATTATCTCAATTGAAGGCAACATCGGTTCGGGTAAATCCACCCTTGTTAATACCCTTAAAAGTAAATTAAAAACAATAACCTACAACGGAGAAGTGTATCCTATAATTTATATTGATGAGCCAGTTAAGGTATGGACAGGCATTCGCGATAGATATGGAAAAGACATTATCACGCGGTATTATGAAGACCAACCAAAATATGCGTTTCAATTTCAAATGATGGCGTATATAACTAGATTAACTGAATTGCGAAAAGCCTCAAAAATGTATAATGGAAAATGTATTATTATTACGGAAAGAAGCGTTGAAACAGATAGGCAAGTCTTTGCAAAGATGTTGTATGAAAAAGGCATTATGGATGATATATCTTATCATATTTATTTAAATTGGTTCGATGAATTATCTATGAATTTAAAAACGGATCGTATTGTTTATGTAAAAACAAGACCAGAAACAGCAATGGAACGGGTATTAAAACGAGCGCGACCCGGTGAAGTAATGTCGTTGGATTATTTGTATAAATGCAACGAAATGCATGAAAGATGGCTGAACGGTCAAAAAAATATATTAACTTTAAACGGTGAAAGGGAATTTGAAGAATCGTTTCAAGATCATTTATCTGCGATTGAAAAAATGCTTATAACTGAAATTGCGCGTATCTAAGTATACAATTAATTACAATATAATAATGCCACATTTTATAAATTGATTTAAAAGTACAACCAAATAATATAATTAGTTTTTAATTAAAGATTTATACAAATATGAACAATCATTTTCTAAAATACCCATATGTTAATGAAAAAGGTGATGGTTGTTGTGCTATTGTAAAAAAAGTTGGACTATATGTTCAATGTAATAAAAAATGCGTGGATGGAACACAACACTGTAAGATATGTTCTTTTAACTTCAACAAGATTACTATTCATGATAGAGTAGTCGGCGGTTTTAAAAATAAGAAACCTTCGTGTTTTAGTAAAATGCAATGTTATAAGAAGATATTAAAAAAACATGGCTTAACAATTACAAAAATAAAAAAACAGGCGAACAATCGTAAATTAACTCTTAACATGGACTTTATAAATGAAGTGTCGCAGGAAATATGTAATAATCGCACGATCGATGTGTCCGTAGTGTCTGACACCAGTGATGAAGAAGAACTGCCGAACAAAAGACCACGCGGGAGACCAAAGAAATTTAATGAAAAAACAAATGATGATTTGATTCGTAATATGACATCAAACCATGAAACGCATATATGTGAAGAAAGTGAATCCGATACAGATTGCGACAGCGATGATGAAATACCAGTAGAACCATTTAAATACACCGGTCATCAACAAAAATACCGGTGCATTGAACTCTTTATAGATTGTCAAGATTTACTATATGACAAAAGTGGAAATTGGATTGGTAGATATTATCAAGAAACAAATTTGATATGCGACGCATACAAATAATTATTAGACAGTATACTATATTTTTTATGGAATGAAATTGATGAATTTTTTGTACTACGTAAAAAACAATACACTTCTCCAACAACTGTATCTATAATTAAACACACAGCAAACAGCAACCCGAACACAATACATAAATCCTAATATCATGTCTCAATCAACTATTGTATACTATGACCCAAACGCAGAACGGCCTAAAATATATGATAATACTGACGGACAATTGTCAGAATCAGATTACCATACTTGTGATCAGTGTGACAATTGGATCACTCGCGATTATCGATACTGTGGCAATGATGTTTGTTTAACAGAGTTGGCTAAGCAACACGCGAAAGAAGAGGCCAATACTAAGGCAAAAGCAAAGGCCGAGAAGGCGAGAATAAGAGAAGAAAAGGCAAAAGCAAAGGCCGAGAAGGCGAGAATAAGGGAAGAAAAGAAGGCAAAGGATATGATTGCGAATCCAATTAAATATTATAAGCGCGCCTTAAAAAAGTTGTCTTGGAGCGAGGATGATCAGTCGTTTTATGACTGGTTAGCAGTTCAGGCAACTCATCAATGTGCCCCGAACCATGAATATCTTAAGGAATTTTACGAAATCTGGACAGGGCGGGCGCCAGGGTTTGCAGATATGATGGATTCAAAGGAGTTTGATAGGCAGAAGCGGTTTTATATACATCTTGCTCAATACAAGAATTTAATGTAAGTATAAAAGAATTGTAAGTATAAAAGAATTGTAAGTATAAAAGAATTGTAAGTATAAAAGAATTGTAAGTATAAAAGAATTGTAAGTATAAA